TTCAAATGCAGATGTGATACCAGGTTGTGCTTGATATAATATCTGTCCTGCAGCACCACCGTAAATATTGGTTGCGTTAGTAGCACTCGTGATTCCAGTCAGTCCCAGACCAGAACCATAATACTCATTGGCGGTAACAACACCAACACTAATTTTTGAAGTATTGTTATTTGTAACTTCGTCATCGGGAACCGTTGTTCCGATTCCAATACTTCCTGAGATATAAGCATCTCCCCTTACATCCAAATTCTGTAACGCAGAATCTGTACCAACCCCGATACGGCCTATTACTTCAAGTGAAGTTTTCTCTTCACTAAAAGAACTGACACCAACTTTTAGATTTAGACGGTCGTTACTTCCGTATCTTGCCATTGTTATTACTGATTAAGTGTCTCTAAAACAGATGAGATAAACTTCACGTCAGTATTGCTACTGGATGATATAACCATAGAATCACCAGATTCCAAAACAAGTTTACCAGCCAAAAGATTGGCAGCATCATTAGCAGGAACTGGGAACCCTTTCAACATCTCAGTAGTAACCGCGATACCTGAAGTGGTTCTTTCGTGTGAAAAATTGATAGTTTGTGTATCACTACCAACATTGGTTGCTTGTGCTAAAAGGACAATAGCACTATAACCAGTAGGTGCGGTATAGATACCGACCGTATTGAGTCCGACAACACCTGTGATTGTCTGATAATTGTTAAGGGCTAATGCCATCTTTTAGTCTCCTCCTCCTAATGCGAGAATGTAAGGTGTAATGTTTGCAAACAGAGATCGTTGATATGCATCACCTGAGATAGAACCTTCCAATTGATTAATAATAACCCCATCACCAATCTTAAAGTTGCCCGCCTGGTCAGTTGATGTATAAATGACCAGACCACCATTCTTACTCGTAACTTCGTTTTCTGGGATTGCTACACCACCTCTTTGTGGGAGTGCGGAAAGTGCAGTGTTTCCAGAACCGATGTATTCAAATGCGTGGCTCGAAGCAAGTACTCTACTCTGTTTGAAGAATGGAACTGTTGTTCCTACACCAACCGCGTAAGGTACATTTTCAGTAAAGGTGACTGTAGAGATACCCCCAACTATAGGAGTAGCACTACTAACCACATAGTATGTAGGTAAGATGTCAGGGGTGCCAGTAGCAGCACCATCAATATTAACAGTAGGAGTTCCTGTGTAACCTCTACCATTTGAAATCATATCGATAGATGTTACAACACCATCTGTAAGTCTTGCAACACCTGTGGCAGTGATACCCCAAGATTCGGATGGTGCAGAGAATGTGACAACTGGTGGAGTTGCATATCCTGAACCACCATTAGTAATGGTGACACCACTAATAGTATTATATAACTCATCCAGATATACAACCTGACCGTCATAAGGTCGTGTAACAAACGTTGAAGTTACACCTGCTCTTACATAATCATGTGCAAGAGTTGATACACCAACGTAAGCTGAGAAGCTATTGGCTGCTCCGACAGCATCTACGGTAAAGACATGTCCGTAGTTTCCAGATGGGAATGTAACAATCCCAGGACCACTTGAACACTGGAATTCAAGGTCTCTGATATCTACAGATTGACCTTCATTGAAATTGTGATTAGCATCAGTGGTAATAGTAATGATACCTGTGCTTGCTGTATAATCAGCGGTGGTGATACCTAGAGTTCCTACACCCACATTCAGTGTAAATGTTTGAGTGTTGGCAGTAGTTGCAGTAGTAACAGTGCCCAAGAACTGTCTTGAACCGATACCGTCAGCAACTAAACCTAATCTACCGAAAGAAGAGTTGGAGTTTGTGAGATCACATTGACCACCATTGATACAAACAATACTTTGATCGTTGTATATCGTGAAGATAGAAACTAACTGAGCATAACCATCATTGGAGATTGAAACACCAATACCACCTTGGTTGAGTTGTGTATAACTATCAACGTTCATCGCCTTGGTTGCACCGATGACATGTCTGCCATCAATCTTCATACCAATACTATTAGAGATGAAGTTGGTACAGTTACGGATGTAAGGACCCTGTGTTACATATGATGGTTTATCGGGGTTGAATGCGATAATAGCTTTACCTTCATTCAATGAGCCAGTGAATGAGATATTTTCTACATAACTACCATTTGCAACATAGATGAGATCTTCATCTGGGTTTTGTGGGATGATTGAGACTTCTCTCAGACTGTCACCAAGAAGTGTGACCTGTTCAGGAAGAATGATTGGATTATTTTCTGAGTAATTGCCAGCAGAAATCTTGATGACTGTAGAAGCTTCTGCAACTGTCAATGCAGAACCAACGGTTCTCTTCGCAGAAGATACCAGATAACCATCGTTTGTATCATCTCCATCAGGTGTGACAAACAGGATATTAGTAACGGAAACCAGACCAACAACACCAGTCAGATTTGAACCATCACCATAGAATGCTGTTGCACTGACAATACCAGTGCTACCATACATCGTAATGGCTGCACCAACTGATGAAATACCAGAGACATACAGACTATCAGTGACTGTTGTGAAACCAAGTGTTGTTACACCAGTGACATTCAGTGTGGTTGCTGTAATACCAGTTCCTGCAACTGTCAAACCAGTTCCAGCTGTCACATAACCAGTGAGTGTGGATACACCAGTTACCTCTAATGCATGAGTTGTAGTGATGCCAGTAACACCAAGGTTTTGTACTGTGGTAACACCAGTGAGATTTGAATTCTCAAAATCCCCATTGAATATAGTTACACCAGAACCAAGAGTTACATCACCTAGGAATGTAGAAACACCAGTGACTTCAAGGAATTGAGTCGTAGTAACACCAGAAACACCTAGTGTTGCGATGGTCGATACACCAGTTACTTCAAGGAACTGTGCAGTAGCAACTCCAGTAACACCCAGAGTCTGAACTGTACCAACACCAGTAACATCTAAGAACTGTGTAGTGGTGATACCAGTGACACCTAACTGACCCGTAATAGTTGTCAGACCAGAAAGTGAGGAGAAACCAGAAACAACGAGATTGTTTGGAATTGTTACGTTGGTATCCAGACCAACTGTGACGGTATTACCAAGACCAATGGTGTAGATCTCGTTTGCAGTACCTTCGATAGTGAAGGTCTCCTCATCAAGGTCAATCGTACCACTACCAGTATCAGCATCAAATGTAAGTGCGATACCAGTACGTGTTGCGTCTACGTAAGCACGAATAGACTGTTGAGTCGCCAGAGCATCAGCTCTGTTCGAAACCATGTCATCTTCGTCAAGAATTGCTGTAACAGCAACACCAGGACCAGTAGATAAGGTCAGATTGGTGATTGTTGCGGCAGTTGAAACATTAAGTAAGTTAGTGGTTGTAATACCAGTAACATCTAATGTAAGTGCGGTTGTGATACCTAAAGTGGTAACACCAACGACTTCCATTGAGGAAGCATTAGAAATATATCCGTTTTCTAAACTGGTAGTAATACCAGCAAACTTTGCTCTTCTTACATCAAGTGATGCCTTTGGATCTATCCATGTTGGAGCACTAGTGCCTTGTGCAAGAAGTATTCTACCTGATGAACCAACAGGAATAAATCCTGTTGCATCAATTCCAGTTTGATATGGAATTCTGCCTGCAGAACCTCCAAATAGGTTCGTAGAAATTCCTGCACTATCAGCATAGGATACGTTAATTGCAGCAAGACTGGTCCAAATTGGAGCGCCAGTTCCTGTAGATTGGAGAATCTCACCACTGGTACCTGCAGCAGTAAAACCTGTATCATTAGGTCCAATCTGATATGGAACCGCACCAGCGACACCACCTTTTAAATCTGTGGCTAGACCAGCATTAGTTGCATACCCAGCAACAGCAACACCAGTCGCACTGATAGTTACCCTTCCCTGGCCAGAAATTGGTGAAATCTGAACACCAGGACCAGGTGCAATAGAAGTAACAACACCTACAAGGTTAACACCGTCACCGTAATAAGTCGCACCAGTGACGATACCAGCAGTTGTTATACCAGTGAGATTGGAATTAAAAAGATTTGCACCGTTATTGGCGGTTAAGTATTTGGCAGTAAGAGAATTACCAACTAAAACACTATTTGTAACACCAAGACCAAGGACAGTCGTAATACCAGTGACTGTAAAATTTCCACTAACAGTCGATGGACCTACAATAATAGGACCAGTATTATTAAACCTATTGGCAATCTTGTCGGCCCTAAGTAATGACATTACCTATAATGCTTCTTCCGTTAGTTGTATTTATAATATGTCAAGATAAATATTTTCAACCAATTCAGTATTTAACAAGATGAAAAAAGGTGAATTTTGTCCTCTAATTCAGAAAAAATGTGTAGAAAATAAATGTGCTTGGTACACTCAAGTTAGAGGTACAAATCCCAATACTGGTCAAGAAATAGATGAATGGAAATGTGCTGTATCTTGGATGCCTATGATGGCCGTAGAAATTGCACAAAAGTCAAATCAAACTGGTGCAGCTGTAGAAAGTTTTAGAAATGAAGTAGTAGAGGCTAATCATCAAAATCAAAGATTATATTCACATGCGTTGCAACAGGGGGTTGTTCGTGCTCAAGTCACACCTCATCCCCCTATTGATACATTACCTCCAGGTCAAGAATAAACATTCTTAGATGCTAAAATCACATCAATATATTGAACTCTGAAGTCCATTGAAGCTCCACTTGTACCTGATTTCACTACAGTAATAGTATGATTGTGGTTTGCGTTATTTCCACCAGTATTGAAGGAGTGAGTATGATTTCCTGTGGAGACGATGCTAATACCAGTTAAGGCATTTTCAGTTTGAGCATTTGCAATATTTTCATCATTATTGTCTGCTGTACTTGTATTTCCATCACTTTTTCTATCTTCGTTTCTCCTTGGCCTATAATTATGTCTATGCCCTGGATCACTAATATTGTGTCCATGAGCACCCCCACCATCAGTAGTGCCACCATGGCTATGATTGGCACTTTGATTACCTGCATTTGCGCTATGACTATGTTCCAATAATGGAACAGCTCTATTTGAAAAAGCACTCGTAAATGTATTATTTCCACCAGTACCACCACCAGTACCACTGACAACTCTAAGTGCCTTATTATTTTGAGATGTTAATTTTGTCCAACCTGTAGGTGCAGCTGACTGATAGAACAACATGGTTGTTCCTGCAGGAATCACATTATTTTTTACTTCATCATAAACATCTGTGACAAGATTTGCTGTTGCTGCTGTAGTTGCACTTGTTGAATTTGGTGGGAAAGTATCATAGAGTTGTACTACACCCTGAGCGGTTGTTGATGCATCAGGAATTCTATCTGCATTGATAGTACCTTGTGAAATATTTGAACCATTGAGGTTTGTAATATTATCACCAGCACCAGCAATATTTGCTGCAGTCAGAGTATTAGTAGATGGATTGTACTTAAATTGGCCTGATTCGGAGTCAATATAAGGTCTTTGATAACCAGCACCTTGATTGTCACTAAACAACACCTGATAATCTGTGTTATCAGATTTTTCATCTACATTGATGTTGTCTGCATTCGTTGCAGTACCAGCTAAACCAGCAGTAACAGTGGTTGCAATAATGTTTGTTGAAGATAATGTGTTAGTAGATGGATTGTAAATTAACCTACTACTTTGGCTATCAATATACATTCTTGTATATTCTGTGTCACCAGCATCACTGAATATAACTTGATAGTTGGTATTATCACTCTTACTATCGACATTAATATCATCCGCACCAGTTGCAACACCTGAAACATTGCCAATGAGTCTATTAACTGTCAGTTGATTAGTTGAAGGATTATAGGACATTTGTCCATTCTCACTATCAACATATAAATTTTGATAGTTTGA